GGGAAGGCGCCTCTCGTTTATGACGGCGCTGTCCCGGACAACTTCCAGAAGGTCATCCTCCAGCCGGACACCGAGCGCATCCGGGCGGCTCTGGAACGGGGCGAGCAGCTCCCCTTTGCTCATCTCGGTGAGAGAGGGACGCATCTCAGAATTTCATAAGGGGGTGAATATATGGCATTACCAGTATTGATTATGGGAAGAAGCGGGAGCGGCAAGACATATTCCCTGAAGAACTTCAAGGCCGATGAAATCGGCGTGATATCCGTCGAGAAGGGTCGGCTACCGTTTAAGTCAGATATCAAAGTTGCAAAGATTCCGAAATACGGAGCTGATAACAGCAAACCGGAAAGCTACGCCACCATTAACCGGGCGAAGTATTCCTGGCTGATGCGGGCCATAGAGACGGCAAAATGCAAATCCATTGCCATCGATGACAGTCAGTATCTTCTTGTGAATGAGCTTTTCGACCGGAGTGCAGAGAAGGGATATGACAAGTTCGTCCAGATGGCGGCTAACTTCAGGAACCTTATCCATTTCATTAATGAGCTGGACCAGGAAGACAAGATAGTCTATTTCCTCCATCATACGGAGACTGACTCCGATGGGCGCGAGAAGTGCAAGACTATCGGCAAGATGTTGGATGAGAAGCTGACAGTGGAAGGATGCTTCGACATCGTCCTGTATTGCCAGGACCACAAGTTCTTCACCCAGTCTAATGGGCAGAGCACAGCAAAGAGTCCTGAAGGAATGTTCGACCTGGAGATTCCGAACGACCTGAAGGCAGTGGATATAGCAATTCGTGAATATTACGGAATGGGAGGCCCCGAAAATGGAAAAGAAAATAGTCGTTAAGCGCCGTAAAACACTCAACAGTCAGTGCCAGATTCAGCTGACACCAGAAGCATGTGCATGTTTGGTCGAGATAATGCAGGAAACCGGAATGAGCGCCAAACAGCTTGCCAGTACCATCATTATCCAGGCTGTTCAGGGGGACATGATTCTCTATGAAGATGACAATTCCGGAGGTGAGACCGAGTGAGCATAACGAGACTGAATTCCGATAACATTAAGGATTATGCCAATAAGGTTGTGGCAATACTGAAGAATGCGGAAGAGCCAATTTCAAAACCAGCTCTCTCTGAGCAGCTTGGATTAACGCCAGGACAAGTATCTTCAGTGATCAAGTATATGCGTAGATGCGCAGAGGATGACTTCTATAAGTACATCCCATATTACCCTATTTCCAGCAAACGAGGATATTCGTTCATGCGAAAACCAAATGATTTTTTGCCCTGTTATTTGACACTGTATGAATGGTCAGAATCAGTCCAGAGAACAATTGGGCCGATGGGCAGATATTTGGAAGACAATGGCGTGAACATCGCAGCTGAACTGGAAGCAAGACGGAACGACCCGGATTATGACAACTATTTAAATGGAGTGCCGGATATGGCAGAAGATGCCTGGCACCATGAAAAAGAGGAGGAATAGACACTATGAAAAGAATTGACATGAGCAACGTTAAGGAAGCAGGCGACTCCAACAGACTCCCCGCAGGAGCTTATATCTGCGTCATCCGCAAGGTACAGGATTTCCCCGACAGGGAATATCTGAAGGTCACCTATGACATCGCAAAGGGCGAGTACAAAGGATATTACGATGACCTGCGGGCAGACCATCCAGACTGGGGATGGGTCGGAGCATATACCAAGTCCTACAAGCAGAAGGCCCTGCCGATGTTCAAGCGGTTCTGCTCCGCTGTCAGCAAGTCCAACGGCAACTTTGTTTTTGATGGCAACTCCGTGAATGCTGATGAGTCCACGCTGACCGGCAAGCTCATCGGCCTGGTGCTGCGCGCAGAGGAATACTACGGCAACGACGGCGAGAAGAGAACACGCCTTTCAGTATATAAGGAGTTCCCTGTAGACAAGCTGGCAGACCAGAAGGTCCCGGATGTCAAGCGCCTGGAAGATGATGGACCTGCTCCGAGACTAGCAGCCGCATCAAACACCGATTTCATCAATGTGCCGGATGGAGATGACGGAGTTCCGTTCGCATGATCATCCAGGAGGACACGCGTCAGAAGGCCGGAAAGCATGACATAAAGCACACATACTTCTCAGAGCACGGAGTGGAGCTGGTCCGGTGCAAGCTTCCCTTTGGAGATTATGCACTGGTGCCATCCATCTCCATCGACACGAAGGAGAACATGGATGAAATAGCCATGAATATCTGCGGGTCTGAGCATAAGCGCTTCATCAATGAGTGTAAGGCGGCGAAAGCCGCCGGATGCTCACTGGTGATTCTGGTGGAGAACACAGTAGGGATAACAGACATCTCTCAGGTCCATCAGTGGGTGAACCCTCGCGTGGTTTATTCCAGCAAGTGTGTGCAGGGGCCGCGTCTCCAGAAGGCTATGGAGACCATATCCGAACGCTACGGAGTGCGCTTTATGTTCTGCCGGCCAGAGGACGCAGGCAGGATTATAACGGAGATTCTTAATGATGGGAAACTGCTTACAAGCGGCGATTAAATACGCCACAGAATACGGATGGGCTGTTTTCCCGGTCAGTACGGAGACCAAAAAGCCGCTCACACCACATGGATGCAAGGATGCTAAGAAGTCTGTCGGAGCAATTAAGGCCTGGTGGAAAAAGTGGCCGGATGCATCTGTGGGTATTGCTACCGGGTCAGCTTCCAATCTGATTGTAATTGATGAAGATCTTGACGAAGACAAAGGCCTGAACGGCTACCATGAGGTAACCAGATGGGAACGCGACCATTCGGACCTTCCTGAGACCGTTCGGGCCATTACTGGGCGCGGCGGCGCGCACATGTACTTCCATTATACCGGCAACGATATAAAAAACAGAGCCGGCATCCTGGAAGGCGTGGATGTGCGTGGAGAGGGCGGTTATGTGATTGCTCCCCCGTCCGTCCATCCGAACGGTACGGAGTATCAGTGGGAAATTTCGCCGGAGGACATGGAACCGGCGGAATTAGATGATACTGTCCGAGAGTTTCTGGCAATCGGCCAGACGAAAACCTCAGAGCAGGTGTTCAAAGTCCCTGAAACCATCCCGAGCGGGGAGCGGAATGATACATTGTTCCGTCTGGCCTGCTCCATGCAGGCGCAGGGATTCCCGGATGCAGCCATCATGGCAGCTCTCCAGGAGACAAACAAGACGGCCTGCAAGGAACCTCTGAGTGATGACGAACTGGAAATCATAGCCAGCAGTGCGCTGAAGTACAACAAGGGAGAGCTGAAGGTGCTGTCTTCCGGCCTGGAAGAGTGGCATGAGCCGAAGCTGGTGATGCAGCTGGATAAGGACGGGAATCCGACCGACCGGCCTGCACAGACTATTGCGAACGCGGAGGAGGCTATCGCCTTTGATAAGGAACTGTATGGCCGCATCCGTTACAACGAGATATCTTATGCGCCCTATGTTTACGGCAACCTCCCCTGGAAAATGCACAAGGGGTGGAGAGAGTGGACTAATGTCGATGACTCCAACCTGCGGAGCTACATCGAGTCCAAATACGGCCTGAAGAATTCCGAGAAGACAATGGATGCCCTGACGAACGTTGCGAACAGGCACCCAGTCAACCCAATCAAGCAAGTCTTAGAGCAAGCATACGAAGACTGGAACGGAAACAAGTACGTTGAAAACCTGCTGCCAATGATGCTCGGAGCTGAGAAGACAGAATACACCATCGCCGTGATGCGCGTGTTCATGCTCGGAGCTGTGGCTCGAATCTATAAGCCTGGATGCAAGTTCGACTATATGCCGGTACTTGTCAGCGGGCAGGGCAAAGGCAAGTCTTCTTTCCTTCGGTTCCTTAGCATTAATGAGGAATGGTTTAATGATAACTTTAACTCTCTGGACGGAGATAAAGCCTTCGAAAAACTGCGGGGGATGTGGCTGGTGGAACTGGCAGAGCTGCAGGCTACAAAGCGGGCGAGGGACGTGGAGACTATTAAGTCATTTATCACTTCCCGCGTGGACATTTACAGAGCGCCATACGGCAGACGGACCGAACAGCGGCCGCGAATGTGCGTGCTTGCCGGAACTTCTAACCCGGTGGACTTCCTGACAGATAAGACCGGCAACCGGCGTTTTCTTCCGATAACCTGCAATGTCAACGAAGCTACATTCGACATGTTTAAGGATGAAGTTGCAACAAAATACATCTTCCTGCAGGCGTGGGGCGAGATTATGAATGAATACATCTCAAAGAATGGCAAGGTGTCTCTGGTGCTTCCGAAGCACCTCCAGGAGGAGGCCATCGCGAGACAGAGCGAATACCTGGAAGAGGACCCGCGTATTGGACTTATTCAGGAATACCTGGACAATCACCCAGATGTTGACCGGGTGTGCGCGCTGATGCTGTGGCGGGATGCGCTGGGACATGAATTTGAAGAGCCTCAGCACAGAGACATTAATGCAATACATGACATCATGAAGAATAACATAACCGGATGGAAGAGCATCGGAAAGCAGCTCATCAAAGGCTATGGAATTTCCAGATGTTATGAACGAATTTCAGAATTTATTGACACTGGCGATGAGCCTATACCTTTTAACTGACAATATTTTGCCGTGTTTGCCGTCTGCAAATTTGAACGGCAAACAGGAAACGCCTGTAATATCAGTGTTCTTTGCCGTTTTGCCGTATTTGCCAATGTCTCTATAAACCTCTAAAAAAATATAAATAAATAAAATAGGTAATTATAGGGATTTGCCGGCAATGGTGGCAAACGGCAAACAGGAGGAGAGTAATGGACAAGGACACACCGATTCCGAATGACTGCTTCCGAGACGGGATGAACAGCCTGGTTAATGATTGGTTCCGCAAATGGCGAGACCATTATCCCATGACTGATGATGATTGGTATACGTGTATCGTCGAAGAGACGGAGATAGTTCGCAAATACCCGTATGAAGTCATAGGACGGATTGGTGTTGACCTGGTTGAGGAGCTGGAGCGGAGGGACAAAGCAAAATGTCAAACAAGATGAGCTGGTTCTGGCAGCTCGGAGAAGACGAACGCCGGCTGGACAGAGCAAAGAAAGAGCATGACAAGCATAACAGGCTTATGACCTATGCAGCCACGCACCCTGCATATAAGGGCACGGTCCTGCAGGCCAGGCATGGAGGCGAGAAGGATGCGGACAGATGATACGTGGTTCAGATTCGCCAAGCGCAGTGAGCGCAAGATGAAGCAGGCCAGGAAGAACTTTTACAACGAGCAGAACGGGCGGGAGACCAAGACCTACTCCGCCACACACAAGGCCTACAGCGGGACGAAACTGCAGGCAAAGAAGGGAGGACGAACGGATGCGGACCATCTTACCGACGATACTGATGAGGGAATGGTGGGAGGACCCGGAACTGAAGGACACAGACCGGCCGGACCCGTTTGATGACCCGTATATGGATGATGACGAAGACGAAGAGGAGGATGACGAAGATGCATAAGTTAGTTTGGCAGGCTATTGGATTTATAGTCGGATGTGCGCTGGCAGTGGCCAGCATGCCTCTGGTGTGCCTCGCAGAGGAGACAGCACCGGCGGTAGTTGAGACCGTCACGGAAGATGTGACAGCGCCGGCAGGGCACTGGGTGCCGCTGGGTGAGTACAAGCTGACATTCTACTGTAACTGCCGGAAGTGCTGCGGCAAGTGGTCAGGTGGACCGACGGCATCCGGCACGATGCCAGCTGAAGGTCGAACGGTGGCCTGCGGTTCCCTGCCGCTCGGCACACGCATTCTCATCGCCGGTCAGGGCGAGTACATCGTCGAGGACAGGGGCGTGCGCGGCAAGCACATCGACATCTACATGGCGAGCCATTCGGCCTGCCTCCAGAAAGGCGTGCAGCATGCGGGGGTGTTCAGATGGGTAGCAGATTAGGAGGGTAAATGACCGATTCTGTAAAAGAGCTGATCCAAATGTTTGAAAATATGTCCGGGCGGTATTCGGGTTATGAAATCTTTTCGGACTGGGTGAAGGCTTCTGCACTGTCCGTCTGCAATACCAGCCACATCATCCATGACAGCGTATGGAAGGAACGGGAGCAGGCCTATCTGGACATCTGCAGGAAGTATAAGCAGGAAGAGCTGGTTTTGTTCGCCCGGATGCTCGCCCTGCTGATTGACGGTCTTACCGAAGACATGACCGATGTACTTGGTGAGGTCTACATGAGGGCAGGACTCGGCAGTAAAATTGCTGGACAGTTCTTCACTCCATTCCATTTGTCAGAGCTGTGTGCTCGGACAGGCGTGGACATCCAGAAGATTGACCCGAACAGCAACGAGCCAATATTGATAAGCGAGCCTTCCTGCGGTGGTGGCGGGATGATAATAGCAGCTGCGAAGGTGCTCCGGGATAACGGTATAAACTTCCAGCGCCGGCTCCGGGTGGTGGCTCAGGACCTTG